GTTGGAACTGCTTTAATTAGTGGTTTCAGTCCATCAATCTTGAAATCGGTTCTGAATAATCCTAACAGTTTAACACCTGTTAATATTATGAATGAAACCGTACATTCAGAAAGATATGAACCTGTAAAGGTTTGGATTCTTTAAAATATTGTGGTATTGAGGAATAATTGCAGCAAAATTAAAATCTTAAATTTATAGCTACATAAGAGAGGGCTTTGATAACCCGTCTAACCACAAGGGTGTAAAGGTGAAAGCCGGGGACCACTCAGAGTTAGACAAAAGAGTCAAACGATTCTGTTACCACAAAATTATTAAAAAGGTGTAATGGGTACGTCAAACGAGACTATAAGACCCAATAAACGAATGGTTTCTGCAAATTCTTCTAGAAACTTGTAAGAACGACGAGGGGTTTTACCGATTTACCCCAAATTAAATTATAAATTGGCGACCATAGGAGAGTTTAAACGTGGGAAAATCTCACACTTGAGGTCGTAAAACATACCTCTTGATTATCACAAGTAAAAATGGTAGTTGGATTTGTCTCAATCAAATAAAAGACACCCGAACCAAAATGGGTTAATAATATTGGGGTGGTTACTCAGCCACCGAAAATAACAAAAGGACCACCATTCCGACACCTAATTTTTTAAAGGGAGCTTGTCTCCCTTTTTTTATTTTACTATACTTAATAATTAACGGTTTTATTATATTTATTTAATATTAAATTATTGGAAATGACTAGAATAGAAGAGATATTTTTTGAGGCTTTTGAATTGGGTATTCAAAATAAAATGTACGACACAGTATCTAAAATGGTTGGTAGTGGCGATTATAAATACGTGGAACTCCGCCAAATTTATGAAATTGCTTTTGAAAAAGAAAAAAAGGTTTTAATTAATAATAATTTATATGAACAAACAAACAGTTCAGAAGTTTATCAACCGAGAGCTTAAGGCTAAAGATATTTTCTATTTAAAAGAAGTTACCAAAAAAGAGGCTTACGATTTTGTTAAAACTTATCACTACTTGGGTGAAGCTAAATTTTTTGCTAAATTTTCTTATGCTGTAATTGATAGGGAGACTGAAGATATCATTGGTGTTGCTACTTTCTCTAATCCACAAGGTAATGTAGCTTTAAAGGGTTGGTTTGGTTTATCCAATGATAACCAAACGGTTTTAGAACTTAGTAGACTTTGTGTTTTACCTGAATTAAATGGTACAAACCTAACTTCATACCTATTAGGTGGTAGTATTAGATTACTAAAAAAAGAAGGTGTTAAGGCAGTTATAACATTAGCGGATGATAGTAGACATAGCGGTAGTATATATCAGGTCTGTAACTTCACCTATTACGGCTTAACAGATAAGAAATCAGATTTTTTTAGATGGGATGGTAAGGTTAACCCTAGAGGTTCAACAAAAGAAGTCCAAGGTGTTTGGATTCCTAGAACAAGGAAACATAGATATGCTTATATTATTGATAAATCTTTAAAGTGCTTATATATTGAAGAAATGAGACCACAAAAAGGTGATACAAATGAATATGATTGTTGTGCCGGTAAAAAACAAATTTACGACAATAGATTTAAAAAATGGTATTCTTGCCCCAAATGTGATGAAATAACTGAATTAGCTTTTTAAAATGAAATATTTTTTTGAAATTAAAGAGATAGATAAAACTCTTGCTATAGAATTTGTACAAGAAAGACACTATTCAAAAGTAATGCCTAAATTAACCAAACATTGGTTAGGTTGTTTTTTAAACAATGAGTTAGTTGGTGTTGTTACATTGGGGTGGGGGACACAACCCTTACAAACAATTAAAAAGTTATTCCCGAACTTAAAATCAGAGGATTATTACGAAATTGGTAAGATGTGTATGGATGATTCTATGCCTAGAAATTCAGAGTCACAGATGTTAGCTCAAGTAGTTAGATGGATGAAAACTAATTTACCTGAAAAGAAATTTCTTTATACATGGGCAGATGGAATTGTGGGTAAAGTTGGGTATGTGTACCAAGGGTCTAATTTTTATTATGGTAATTTTATTTGGACCGATATCTACATATCACCTTTAGGGGAGAAAATACACCCAAGAAGTTCAAAAGCTTTATTGAAAGAAAATGCTGAATTTTCGGGTAAAGAAAAATTATTTTGGATGACCCCTGATTTTATAAAAATAAAAGGTATTCGTAGAATTAGAGGAAAACAATTTAGATATATATACCCCTTGAATAAAAAATCAAAAGAACTTTTAAGAAGAGAATCTACGGTAGTATGGAACAAAATATACCCAAAAGAAATTGACCTTTTATGGAAAGAACAAAAAGGTAAAGGTGATTATGTTTTATTAACGAGTAAACCTGAAATGAATTTAAGTGTTGTTGAATATAATCAAAACAATGTTAATGCACATAAAAAGTTAAAGAAATCTTAGGATATTTATTATTGATGAAAAAAACTATTAGAAAAGTATTAAGAGAAGAACAATTATCATTGTTCGATGATTACGAAGACACCAGTTATAAAATATGTTCCCATTTTAAAGATGAGGACCAACAGAACTTATGTTCAAATTTAAATTCTCTTGGCAAATTTTTATATTCGGAGGATGGTTTAGGTTTACAAAGAATCATTGATTTTAAAACCAACCAAATGAAAAAACTTGTTGATTTAAATGGTCAATACCAAGAACCACTAGCTATTTTATGGGAAACAGGTAAATACAATCAATCAGGTAGATATGATTATATCTCAAAAGAAAATGACTACTATCAAAATGAGGCCATGAAATCTGTTAATAGAGTTTATGATGATAATGGTAAATGGGATTCTATTAATAAATTAAACACAAATTATTCTGATTTAGCTGAACTATTAACAGAATTATTTATCAGAGGTAATATGGTAGGTACCCTAAAAGATAAAAACGCTTTAGGATTAAGGAAGTATCTTATATCTATTAAAGATAAATTAGAGAGAGTTATAGATAAGTATATAAAATTAGATGAGTTTAAATCTTTTGTAAGAAATACAAAACACTTATCAAAAATAGGTGAAAAAGCTGAAAATGATGTTAAAAACATTTTAACAAAAGCTCAAATAGATACAGTGTATCAGGGGGGTGATGGGGACTTTGTTGATATGATTTTTGGTGTAGACCTTATAGTGAATTCTGGTGGTGAGGTTTATACGATACAAGTTAAGAGTAATGAGAATCAGGGAAAAGAATCTAGAAAATTAAAAAAATACGGAAAGATTGACTTTATTGCTTCACCTACCGATTATGGTATTATTATGTTTGATGTAGATAATAACGAATTAAAATTCGATAAAAATGGTGATGAAATCTAATTAATGGAACCAAAAAAAGTTTTAAAAATACATAGTTTTTTATATGGTATATCTGAAATCTTAGGATATAAGGGTAATACTATTATAGAGACTGATTATATCTACGCACCATATTTAAATATGTTTATAGAAGAAGATTTTAGACCTAGGCAAGGTATTGCTTCAAGATATGCACGAAAAATCGTGAATAACAGTCATTATGGGATAGTTACAGTTGGAACCGATACGCAAAATACCTAAATTTAATTTTGGTAATTCAATAGACTTTAATTTTAATTCTTACACTGTTAATGCGGGTGCAAGAACAATACGTGCAACATGGTCACCCGAATTAGCACAAGATTTACAAGCATACCACGGGATAGACGCTGAGGCTGAATTAACGAGGTTATTATCTGAGGAATGGGCTAGAAGTATTGATAGAGAAATTATTAATACTCTTCTTGCTCAAGATTTAGTGACTGTACAACCATTAGGCCGACCAATCGGTCATCTTTTTTATTTCGATTCCCAATACGAAACATTCGAACCTAAAGTTTATGACGATGGTTCTTGGAGTCTAAAAAATATTTTTGAAAGTTCCATTGGTTTTAAAATAGAAATATCCCCACATAAGTTTATTTAATTAATTTTGCCGATATTTATTGTTAAATGAATTTAACGTGCAAAATAACCTTTTCAATAGATTTTTATTGTTATTGGGATTTTTTAAATTTAAAAAAACTGAATCAAAAGATGAGGCTTTTAATAGATTAAAAAAATTAGTTCTTTCTGTTAAAAATAGGGAGGATTTAATTAATGCTGTTAAACTAATAAATCACTTTAATAAAACTTATGAAATAAATCCTGAATCAGCAGAATTTATTTATTTTAACAAAATAGTCAATTTAATGAGATTGATTATTCGTAAAAAACATAAGAAAAGTGGTGACAAAAATGACGAGGGTCAGTGGAAATGCGAAATAGAATTAGAAAGATATTAAAAGAAAATTCTGATGAGTTAGGTAATTGGTTTAATGAAATCGAACCGACCTTTAAAAATTGGAATTTTGAGTTTGATGGTAAACACGAATATTGGGTCGATTTAACTAAAATGACTAAAGATGAAATTAGTGTTGTTGCTGATTACATTTTAAAATGTTTACCAAACATTAGTGGGTTACGAAAAACTAAGTTTAAAAATTTAGGAGATTATGATGGTGTTGTCATTCATTGCGGTAGTGAAGATAATGATTATTATCCCACAGAAAATTATGTATGTTTTATGGAGTTTTCTTTTGATGATGACGAAGAAAAAAATAATAGTATTTATATTGACGGTAGAGAAGTGTATGAGTACATCAAAATCAAAGAAGAACAAAATTTAAAAGAAAGTTTAAATTGGTCTGATAAAGACACAATTAATTGGGATAAAGACCCTAATTGGGGTACTGATAACTATTATGGCCCTGACACTAACAATTGGACAACCGATACAGCAAAAAGCCAATGGGTACAAGGTGATGGAGGTGGTGTCTCAAAATCATCAGAAGATACAATGTCAGAAGAAGATGAAATAGAATTTGGTGACGATTTTGATTGGGCTAAAAATACTGGGGTACAACCAAATTATAATGGACATCCACAGGGTGTGGTTTATCTTCGTGACCATGATGAGATTGATGAATTTTGTGATATTATAGAAACTTATAATGGTGGTGAATTACCTAGAGGTAATGTAAGAGAAAATTTACATAGTGGTTTAGAAAATAGTAGGGATGAATTAGAGGGTAGTGATTATGACCCTTCTAATGCTGTAATATCAGTCTCATTTTTTGTAGAAAAAAACAAACCCAGTTTATTGTCCGTTGGTTATTGGGGTTATGATGTAGCTGACAGGTCAATTTTTGAATGGTTAGAAGATGGTGACACATTTAACAATGAATATGAATTATATACCAATTTAAATCAAGTTAAAAAGGTTTTTGAAGATTATCAAAATCCTGAATTAGTGAAAGAATCTACTGACCCAGAATGGGAGTGGCTAAATGATGTACCTGTTACAATCCCATTTGAAATGGTTGAATTACATAAAAAATATAAAATAGAAGTAAAAGAAGATTTACGAGACGCTATTGAGTCATGTGGTGATAATTCAAGAATATTTGTACAAGGGTATTACGGTGTTGTCACCAAAACTGATACAATATCTTATAATCGAATACATTGTGATTCAGAAATAGAAGATGAAGTTTTTACTTTACAATTATATTTTTATGATATAGATGATAATAAAATTAGTTACTTTTGGGTATCCTCTAATATGGTAGATTTTTACGAAATATAATGAGAAATTTAATTAAAAAAATATTAAAAGAATCTACTGACCCAGATTGGGCATGGCTAGATGAGATACCACCAATTATAGATGGTTGGGATTTATATCATAACAAATTAAAAGGTGAATCTTTTACAATAAATCTTAAATCTGAAGTTATGACTGATGATTGTGTTGATGAATACTTCCCAGATGATGTTGATTATGAATCTGAATTAAAAGTAATATTAGTAGAAGTGGTACCAAAAATGAGGGTAAAAACAAATGGTTGTTATACTAAAGAGGTAGAAGTATTATTATTAAAATTTTATGAAAGTACTAATGGACATGATGGGATTAGTGACAATTTTAGTTATGAAAAAAATGGGGAGATTGCTAATATGTGTGATAATAGATGTTGGTGGGTTTACCCTGGGTTAATAAACGTAAATTATTAAAGATTTCTTAACATTAGATATTTGTCCTTTTTACTTTTATGACCTATATATTGTTATATGAAAATAATATTATTAACACTAATAATAACAACAATCACATTTTTATTACTGACAGTCTCAAAAGACAGAAAAGAGTATTTTGATTATTACGGAAAAAAGTAATATCTTTGTCTTATGGAAATAATTGATTATACTTGGTTCACAACATCCCAAACAGTTGGTATTGTTTTAGTTAAAGACCCCTATGATGGGTATAAAGCATATATTGGTGTGGCGAAGGGTGGTAACGAACTTGATGATGTTATCCATATTACAAAATGGGGGAGTAGTTTCCCTATCGAAGCGGCAAAAAAATTATTTACACACATAAATTTTACAAATTAATTGACAATTTAAAAACTTTTATTATCTTTGTAACATATTTAATTAATAAGAATAAAAAAATGATAACAAATAACATACATATCAGCAATCGTAATCAGTGGTATCAGCCGTGTTTTATTAACAATGGTAAGGGTATGTTATGTGTAAATGGAAGTGAGGAAATAATTTAATCACAGAAGTAAATAAAAATATAACAAACCCAATTCCAAAAGAGTTGGGTTTTTTGTTTATAAAAAAAAACGATGTGTATATCAGTTGGTTAGATAGACACTCTGATAAGGTGTAGGTCGGAGGTTCGAGCCCTCCCACATCGACAAAAAAGAAAAAGTTCTTTGATGTATTGGTATTAGTAATGACTCAGTAGCTCAATTGGTAGAGCTCCACACTGTTAATGTGGCCGTTACAGGTTCAAGTCCTGTCTGAGTCGCTGAGGTTGATTGGGGAATGATATAACGTTAACGTGTCAGTAGTCGTGGTTATATCGGAGTTGTAACTGTCCGAGTAAAGCCAATCGTAAAAGGGGATGTCCACACAACCATCTTCCCCTTTCCTAACTTGGGAACTGAAAGTCGTTTGGATACGGCAGCGAAACTGTAAATTTCGTCCTCGCGGGAGTGGTTCGAGTCCACCAGGTCCCACAAAAAAAAATAAATGTAATATAAGTGGATTTTAACTCTGTTTGTTATATTTATAATAAAAGAATATTATGAAACAGAGAGAAGTTAAAATTACTGATGAAGAAATAAAGTTGGCATATGACAAATACGACACACTACATCAGGCATCCGCAGAATTAAAAATGACTACTGTGTCATTATGGAGAAGGGCAAAAAAAATTGGTTTAGCCTGGAAAGATAAAAACTTTAAACCTGAACAACAAAAAATACCTTTAAACGAGATTATAGAAGGTAAACATCCGTACTACCAAACCTTAAAATTAAAAAAAAGGTTATTGAAAGAAGGGGTTAAAGAAAATAAGTGTGATATTTGCGGTATAATAGATTGGAATAATATAGAGTTATCAATGCAATTAGACCATATTGATGGTGACTCACACAACCA